GGCTCGAGATACTCAAACAGTTCGCTGACGGCTACTGGGGCAAGGAGTTGGACGAAGCACATCAACTGTTCGACACCCAATATCCAGACCGCGATGACAAGGACTACATCAAGAAGACCACGTTCATTGACAATGCCAAGCGTGCCAAACTACAGATGCTGAAGTATCTGGCACAGGCCGCTAGCGGTGCCGTACACCCCACTGGTGAGAACAAACAGGAAGAGAAGCAACAGGCCGCAAAACTCATAGACATGGCCCAACAGAGGCTACAGAAAAAGAATGACTAATGGAGCAGAAGTTATCATTCAAGGTGTTCCTGGACACGTTAAACATAGTCAGTAATCAGACCACACCCGAAGTACACCAAGAGATAGCGGACTGGTTGGAGGAGACCGACCACGAGCCGCGTAGGATACTACAGGCATTTAGGCACGTGGGCAAGAGTTACCTGATGGGTGCCTACGTGTGTTGGAAACTGCTCAATGACCCCAACTGGACCTGCCTGCTGATATCGGCCAAGCGTAACCTGGCCCTGCGTAACTCCCTCTACATTAGGAACATGATCGAGAACCATCCCCTGCTACAGCACATGAAGTCAGACCTGTTCACCTGGAAGTCAGAGACATTCACGGTTGACAGACCCATACTACAGTTGAACCCATCAGTGACGGTGAGTTCACTGGGTGCGTCATTCACTGGCTTCCATGCCACCATGGTAATCGCTGACGACATCGAGACATCTGACAACGTCATAACGATGGACCAGCGTGAGCGTAACAAGGAGAGGGTGGCAGAGTTTGGTAAGTTATCAAACCAGATCTTGATGTTCGGCACACCACACCACGAGGAGACCATATACAATCACCTAGAGGACGTGGGCTACAAGATGAAAAAGATTCCAATACTGCGTACACGGGAAAAGAGATTACCAGACAGCACTGTGGAACAGGAGGAGTACCTGGCATGGCCTGACCACCCGGAAGGCATGTTCACCTACAAGTGGTTGGACCAACAGCGTTTGGAGACCACGGAGGGGGACTTCAACTCACAGTACATGCTGATACCACAGACCACTTTCCAACCCCTGGTACAGTTAGAGAACATCAAATACTACAGCGACGAACTACAATGGAGCAGTATATCGCAACCTTTCGGGGGATATGTGACCAGTTGTAAACTAGGAAAACACAACATAGAGCGGATATGCGGGGCCTGGGACAGTGCCTCTGGGCTCAAGGGACGTGACAACTCTGTTCTGTCAATCTGTGCGAGGGACAGCGAGGGTAACACCTTCATACATGATGTGGTAGTGTTGAGTGCGGTTGACGTGGAGACAAAGAGTTTCACCAACCAGTGCCGGGAGATAATCCATGCCTGTGCCTATCACAAGATATCACACGTGTACGTGGAGGAAAACTTCTCCAGTGCGTTGGCCAATGAGTTGAGACGTGTTGCCAGGGAGATGAAAACCATGGTACAGGTGGTGCCTACATTCAGGACCAAGAACAAGATGGTGTTCATAGCACAGACGCTGGAGCCCATAATCAAGATCGGTCGTATGTTCGTACACGAGCGTGTGCGAGACAAGACACCTTTCATGGATGAGTTACAAGCGTTTCCGCGTAGCAAACAGGATGACTGTATTGACTCCGTCAGTGAAGCGATAAGCCACTTGCCTGAATTGGCCGTAGATGTGAGCAAGGTGGCCAAGGTTTATAACCCTCTGACACGCTCTGGAACCAGTTACAAAATCAATTGAACCGGTAAATACAATGGTTGATAAAGTTATTTATATATAATAACACATACGCGTGACGCACGCGAAAAGGTTGATATATAAAAACACACGCACACGCGAAAAGGAGACAAATGAAAATATATTCAAAGATCGTTTGGGACAAAGATTTCAATATTCTGGAGGAAGTGAGTTCGGAGTACAAGGGTCCAGTGGCCATGATGATGTGTTCATCACCACCAGCACCAGCGAGGGGAGTTGGAAAAAGGAAGGCCGCTTCACAGGCCGGAAGGGGTGTGTTGATCACTAGGAGGACAGCACTTGGAGTTTCAGGTGAAGCCGATGACCTAGGAACAAGACAGAGTCTATTACAACCAACCACGACAGTTGCCACAGCGGCAAGGAACGTGTTGAGACTGTTGGGAGGAGGCTACTAATGTGTTTACCTAAAGCACCAAGCATGCCTAGTCCAGAGGAACAGGCAAAGCAACAACTTGAAGTTCAAAGACAACTACAGGCAGATGCTGATTCTAGAGCGGCCTCGGAGTTAGAGGACGAAAGGAAGCGAGCCAGACTCGAACAACAGAGATCCAGGAGAGGAAGAAGAGGAAGATCAAGTCTAATTTCACAGAGGAGAACGGGACTGTTTGGGATATCAGATGATGGTGTAGCAACTTCCACGATCGCACCCACTGGAGTTGGATTCGGTAGCCTATCAAATCAATAATGATTAAAGATTACATCGCAAAGGCATTCAAACTAGCCAAGCAAGAACGCGACAAACACGAAAGTGAGATTTCGGAAGCGTACCTATACACGAGACCCAACAGGGATCTTTTCAGACAGGACGCTAACACCACTGACAGGACAAGGATTTTCGATTCAACGGCACCAGACGGTGTCCAGAATCTAGTATCCACGATACTGAATCTACTGATTCCGCAAAACAGTCAGTGGGCCACTTTGTCCGTGCGAGAAGACCTTAAGGAAAGGGTGGCTACAGATGTAAAGAAAGCACTAGACGTGGCCAACAGGACCGTGTTCAAGACCATAAGGGACAGCAACTTCTACGTCGCGGCCAGTGAAGCACTGACCGATGCCGTGATTTCCGGTGTTGGATGTTTGGGCATGTACGAGGAGACCAACCAGATCGATTTCATAGCCATACCAAGTTACCAATTGTACTTCCTAGACAACCACAATGGCACCATAGAGACAGTATTCAGAGAGCACGAATTACCAGGACACTTCCTGATAGAAAACTACAGGGACAAGATGGGAGACCAACTGGTGGATGCCTGCGTCAAGGAACCATACAAGACGCACAAGGTACTAGAAAGTTGTTTGAGATTGCCCATGGACAAAGAATTCACATACACCATACAGGTCAGCAAGGGACAAGAAATATTGATGACCAAGAAAATGCCCGTACAAATGTTTACACCTTTTCGTTTTGGAAAAACCGTTGGATCAGTGTACGGTGAGAGCCCAGTGCGTATGGCACTGCCGCACATACGTGTGGTCAACGAGGCACAGATGTTATTCATGGAGGCCGCGAGTTACCTAGCACTGGGTAGTTGGCAGGTCAATTCCGACACAGCAGTCAACTTCAGTAACATGAAGTTGCGTCCTGGGGATGTTATCACAGTGGACTCCCCTTTACAAGCGGTACCATTCCCGGGACAACTAAACGTCACTGAAGCAACCATCAATGATCACAGGCAACAGATCAGGAGGATGTTGTTCAATGATTCCATACTACCACCAGACGAATCAAAATACCAAACAGCCACGGAAGTACAGATACGTCAAGCAGAGTTCTACAGACGACTGGGTCCATATGGACTGCGTCTGGAGAAAGAGTTCCTGCGTCCAATCATCAGTAACCTGATCAAGAGATTACAGATGAGGGGAGAGGTACAGGACTTCACGCAGTATGGCCCAATCAGCGAGATCATAGTCAACAGTGCGGTCAAGAAAGGCATAGCACTGACGGAGATATCAAGGGACCTACAACTGGTACAGACGCTGAACCAACTGGGACCAAACGCACTGGTGAACGTAGACCTACAGGCACTGGCACGAAAGATCCTGCGTGATGGTGACATGAGTCCAGAGGTGATCAAGAGCGAGGACGAGGTAGCGGAAGAACTACAGCAACAGTCACAGCAACAACAGGCACAGGCACTCCAAGACCTGGCACAGCAGTTACAACAAAATCCCACACCACCACAAGTTTAGATATAAATATCTACACAACTAAACTTAACAACAAAAGAAACAAATAGTACATGAAGCCCACTTCGGCACAACTACAGCAGTTCTATAGACAGGTGTTTGAATCACCAGCAGGCAAGCAGGTGTTAGAGGATCTAGAACGCATAATCAACCAGACCCGTATAACTTCAGACTCACCCAACCCGTATTCAGCGGTGTACGTGGTGGCACAGCAACAACTGGTCAGGAGGATAAGGAACATGTGTAAAGAGCGTAACGTGGCTAATGACAATGACAAGGAGCATCTAGTATGAGCGAAGAACAAGTAACACAGACCACACAGGCACCAGCCACACAGGCACCAGCCACAGGACATCTGATAGACAAGGAAATACAAGAACCAGTAGACACCGTGCCCAAGGCCGGTGAGCAACCAGCGGAAACACAAGAGGATAGACCCAACTGGTTACCAGAGAAATTCAAATCACCAGAGGACCTGGCCAAATCATACACAGAATTGGAAAAGAAATTGACCAACAAGGTACCAGAGCAGTACGACTGGTCAGTGACCCAGGAGTTCGGACTGGATGAGATACCAGAGGACCTATCCAAAGAGGTCACTGAAGTGTTCAAGAAAGCCAACTTCACACAGGACCAAGTCAAAACAGCACTGGCACTGTATTCGGACCAACTGGGCAAGATGGCACAGCAACAGCCACAACAGGTGGATCTAAAGGCCGAGGAACAGGCACTCAAACAGCAATGGGGTGACGAGTACGTGAACAGGTTAGAGAACATCAAGAAGTTCTCAAGCACACTGCCCGACAGGGTGCTGTACCAACCACTGGTTGACACAGCGGAAGGAATACAGTTCCTGGAATCTTTGATGGAGAACAAGAGGATGCCAAACCCATTGACCAACACACAGACCACCCCCGCTAGGGACGTGGGCACCGTGCGTGAGGACATAAGGAACATGCGTATGGACGACAAGATGAAACTGCCACCGGGAGATCCCGTGGGAGAGGCACACAGACAGAGGCTGTATGCCCTGTATGAACAACTGACTAGGCTGGAAGGCAATCAGTAGTGCGTATCGCAGACAGCACGGACCTGCGAGACTACATCATAACGTTCCAGAACCTGCTGAACTTTGACACCTGCCAACAGATCATAGAATGGAGCAAGAGTGAACCCGAGGCCGACACGGCCTGGGAGGGTTGGGAAGTGGCCAAGAGTGCGGTTGACAACACGACGGAGCGTGTGACCAAATCAAGGCAGTGTGAGTTCACCATGCTGGGCCCAGACAGGGGACCATGTTGGGATCGCATAGAGTTGGGACTGCTACACATCCTGGAGCACTATCCATACCTACACAAGGCCACCGAACACACGGGTGTGAGCCTGATAAGGTACGGCAATGGACACAAGTTCGAGGAGCACGTGGACTCATACGGAGGAGCACCGCGTATATTGAGCACCAGCATACTTCTAAATACTGACTACGAGGGTGGAGAGTTGTCTTTCTGGCAGGGCCAATACACGAGTCCTGCCCAAGGCACTGGAGATGCCATTGTGTTTCCCAGCAACTTCTGTTTCCCACATGAGGTACGGCCTGTCACTGACGGTGAGAGATACGTGTTGGTGGTGTGGTTCGTCTAGACTCTGACTCTGACTCTGACTCTGACGTTGAAAATCAATTTTTGGTAAAAAAATAACCTGTTTCTATGCGTTGTTTAGGTAAGTTATGGTCCTAACGACATCGTCCCATAGATCCCTAGCCCATCTGTAGTTGTTGCGTTGCCGTTCTACTTCACTACAATCACCATCAAACCCGCTCATATAGGTGACCCATTCTTGACAGAAATAAGACTTTTCCTTGATGGGTGTTAGCATATCGCGTAGCAGTTCCGCGGTGCTTTCTGACCCCTCACAGATCTCCGTGTAGTATTCTATGGGCAATGTTTCCATAGTGTAAGGGTAATTGCCCCGTAGTATCTCTAGTGTTTTCTGTTCTGCTGTTAGCGGTTCCGTCATACGATCTCACCCCTAGCGATGGCCTCTTCTATAGACAGCACCTCGGGTCGCTCGTTGGCCCATCTAACGGTCCAATACATCTCCCGACCCTGTAGCCTGGGTGTGATGCTGGCCCATAGACACCCGACCTCGTCCGTAAGGTCTATGCGTTCATAGTGAGTGCCCTTGGCTAGTAGTTCCTGTTGTGTTAGTGCGTTGAATTGATCACGCGTCATAATCGTTGTTATCATATTATGCCCCTTGCTTTTCTATTTTAAACGAGTCTTCATACCATTCATCTGGGTAGTCTGCCCACCCCTCGTCTTCTGTTTTTATACATTTTTCTAAAGGCCAATCAACCGTAGCATATTCCTCGATTGATTGTTCTTGGTCTTCCTTGCTCATAGCCAACCATTCCTCTGGGGTCATATTTTCTGACTCTGCCAATTCCGCTAGGGTTATGACCTGTGTGTCCTCGTAGTGATCTGTGACCCTCTGGTTGTATGTCTGTTTTGCTGTTCTTGTTATTGTAAATGTAGTCATAGTTGCCTCCTGTTGTTTATTGTAGCATATTGCGACTGGTGTGTCAATTGAAACCTTCCTGTTCTAAACACTCCGTGATGCCGTCGTATAGATCTTCCTCTATATCGTCCCTGCCTTCTTGTATGGTTTGTTGATCATCACTCTCCCATTCCAACCATTGATCCCAACCTGCGAGCGTGACTCCCTCGCGTACATACCCCTGCCATTGTTCATACAGCATATTGATCTCTGCCTTGTACATCGCGGGGTACTTGCTGTAGTACGGTTCCAATATGTCCTGGTTGTTGTGTTCATAGTTGCCGTAGTAAGTTAGCAACTTGTCCTCCCATAGCATACGCTCGTGATCGAAATTGCTGGTGTAAGTGATGCCCCCATCACGGTCAATGTGTTCCCGTAGCCATCTACCGTCTTGGTGCTTGTGTTCAATCGTTTGTGTTTGCGTCATAGTTGTGCTCCTGTTTCTTCCATTATGCGATCACCCTCGTAGCGTATGTAATCTGCTAACGATTCGATCGCGTGTCCTTCTTCCACACTGCCCCTGTAGTAATCGTAGATAAGTTCAATCTGGTCCCTGGTGTATTTTTCCAATAGTTCTGGTTTGTGATCCAACAGAGTGTTTATTCTCCTGTTGTATTCTTCATATATGCTAGTCATAGTTGCCTCCTGTTGTTGTTTTAGTATTCATTGCGTTGCCATTTTTCCTTGTTCTCTAGCCATTGTGACCTAGGCAGTCCCTTGAAGTTTATGTTGCTGGGGAACGGTTTGTGCCTCTCGTATTTAGAGTCTATGACTAAAGTTATGATGTATTGTTCCGCTTTGGTAAAGTTATAGATCCAATCCTTGAACTTGCGGCTGTTGTATATTGATTTAAGTGTTTTGGTGTTGTGCTGGTCTATGAATCGCTTGATCAATCCCACTATGGTGTTACCACGCTCTGGTGTGATCTCATACTCAACCCCTGCCTGCGACTCTGGCTCTATGGCCTGTGAGTCTGGCTCTCGGGTGTGTGCTGGTTCTGGTTCCGCTGGTGCCTGGTAGTGATCACCCATAACCTGTTGTGCTTTTACCATCAGTTGTTGTTCAGTTTGGTTGGTAAGGTCTGGTTTGGTCACTTGGTCGTGCTTGACCTCATCTGGTACGGTTTGGTTGGTAAGGTCTGGTTTGCTCACTTGGTCTTCATCTGGTGCCAATTGTAACACGGGTCGCTTGATCATAGAGTCTAGTGCCTGTTGCCGCTGTTCTCGGCTCAAACTGGTATCACCCACCTGTTGCTTCAAACTCTGGGTTGATCTCACTGGTTCTGGTTGTTCTGGTAATCCTGGTTGTTCTGGTAATTCTGGTGTGCTTGGTGTGATCCCGTGTTGTATGTGCTGTTGAATTGCTTGATCATACACACGCTTGGCCTCTAGCAGTTGTGCGATCTGCGGTTTGTACTGCGTGTAAAACTCAAACACTTCCGCTAGTGCGGCATCAGTATCCCTGTAGTAGCCACGCTGTTCAGTAAGGTCTATGGCCTGGTTCATCTTGCGTTCTAGGCTCATCTAACGCTACCCCCGTTCATCTCGCGTAGCACCTGTGTGCGTTCCCGTGAGTCGCGTTTAGCGGCCCTAACATAATACATCGAATCACGCTCTGGTGCTGGTAAAAAGGGTCTGGGCCTTGCCCCGTCTGGTTGTGCTGGTAAGTTCTCTAGCCATCTAATGAACTGCTGTGCGGCATCTACGGCCAATCTCGCTGGTAGATCTGGTCCCGTGACCGCTGTGTTGGTAATCGTATCCAATCGTTTGCGTTCAGTGTAACGCTGTAATCCCATCAGTCGGGTCTGGTAATAACGGCTGGGGTCATCACGCTGTTGTTCTAGTTCTGCTTCAAACTGCCTAAACGAGTCAATGCGTGATCTATGTAATTGATCAGCCGTGTGCTGTAGTTGTTTTAATCTAACGGTGTTCATATATGCCAATATATAATTTGTATGTATTTATACTATTTGTAAATATTAGCATTCAAATGTGATTCAGTCAATCTATTTGTGCGGTAATCTAAAAATACATTACCGCTTGACCTCCTAGTGTTTCCGTGCTATAATCATACTAACAACAATAATCAATGAAAAGATACTCGTTGATTAGTATATGCTGTAAAGATAACTCTAATTGAGTTTAATACTTTTGTGTATCAGCATATCTGGTAACAGCATATATGGTTGTTCTACTCTAAAGTGATCACACTGGTATGGGGTGCCAATATCCATATGCCCCAACCTGGTGTGGTAATTTCCGCTCATATGATGTTTATTTTACGATGGCTGTAGCCTGCCTGAATGATTGAGCCTGCCTACCGTTAAGCGTGTGAGTTTTACCATTTCCGTCAATAACCTGGGCTCCCGTCTGGTTCCAATCTGGTCCCAGTCTGGTGCTACCGTGGTGCTACCGTGCCAACCCTGCCTACCATCTGGTGTGGTCGCTAGGGTGATCACGGTGGTCTGACCGTGCGGGTGATTCAGTTCCAATCTGGCTCACGGTGGCTCACGGTGGTAAAAGGCCCCTCATGATCGCTGTCAAATTGATCTGGGGGTGCGGCATGGTGGTCTGAAGTTACTGTACCCAAAAAAATCTGGTAATCTGGTGTGTATAGTAAGTTCGATTTTTCTCGGCCACCGTTTTAAGTAAGTGGGGTCCGTTCCCACCATAAATATCTCGAACATGGAGCAATTACCCCCACGCAAGAACGGCAAGCCAGATCAGCGTTTCCGCAAGACTGGGCCAAGGCCTGAACGCTGGAAGCACGGTCCCAGCCAGGAGGCACGCGAGCAGTTGCGGGCATTCACCACCAAGCGTTGCCAGGCACGCTACCGTGGGGAAGCGTGGTCGCTGACCTTTGAGGAGTTCCAACGCATATGGTCCGGCCGGTGGCACCAGCGTGGTCGCAGGTGGGACAGCCTCAACATCGCTAGGCAGGACCCGCTGAAACCATGGAGCAAGGACAACGTCATGTTACAGGCACGTGGTCTCATATTCCGCGGACCCAGGAGTAAATAGCACTATGAACTCGGCAGGTAGCACCATACCCAACACTTTCACCACCAGTTATTCTGGCAGGAGACGCAAACGCGGCACCGGCAGGAAGAAGTCTGGATTGAGGAAGATCAAGGGTGCTGGACGCAAACTGCCCAGGATAAAAATCTAACGCAAAAAAAAACGCTTAACGCGGGAGGAACAACCATGAAAGCAGTGAAATCAAGGATGGGCAGGGGTGCCATGAGGGCAACCAAGGCCATGAACAAGAAGAAGAAAACCAAATCAAAAGGCAAGAAGAAGAAGTACTAGTGGTCCGACTCAACAAACCGTACAGGACACCCGGCAAATCCAAAAAGATGGCCGTCCGAGTGCGTAACCCAAAGACGGGCAACGTGAAAACTGTGCGGTTTGGAGACCCCAACATGACCATCAAGAAGAGCAACCCCGCTAGGAGGAAGAGTTTCCTGGCCAGGCACAGGTGTTCAACACCGGGACCACGAACATCTGCGAGATATTGGAGTTGTAGGGCATGGAAGTAATATGAGAAAAGGATATCACAGGACCAAAGACGGTAGGGTTGCCAGGAAAGGCCTCTACTACTATGCCAACAAGAGACGTGCGTCAGGCAAAGCACCAATCAAGCGGGGCCGACCAGGTTATGTGACCAGGGCCGCAGTGACGAGATCAGCGAGGACGGCAAAAAGATAATGGAGGACCACAGTGGCAGGCATCAAGACCCGCAAGGGTCAACCACAGACACACCAACGCTACTACGCGAAAGGACACGAATGGAAGCCAACACGGGTGGTCACTCGCAAGCGATTCGGCCAGGGCACACGCGAATTCATGGCCGCACAGAGCACCAGCACGGGGGAACTGTACAAGAACAGCCACGGACTGACCGCTCCATGGCACTCTATCCCATTCACAGCCATCCCAGACAGCAACCAAGACTAGTCAATGATTGGATGAACCCCCTGGACATACCCGGGGAGCGATTCTTAAATACCATAAAGGAGCAATATGACAAGATCAAAAAAAGTTTCAGCACCTAGGGGCTACCACTGGATGAAGAAAGGCTCATCATACAGCCTGATGAAAGGCACATACCGACCACACCGAGGTGCCGTCAAGAAAGCCAAATTCAAGACAGTGAAAACACACCGAGGATACTAGTGTTGACACCCATAGATCCCAACAAGATCAAGAGGTGCGTCATAATTGGCAACGGATTGAGCCGCAAACTGATGCCGCTGGACCTGATACCATGGCCCACCTTTGGCTGTAACCAGATATACCGTGAATTCCAACCCGACTACCTGCTGGCACAGGATCGAGAAGTGCTACACCAGATGCGTAAGGATGGTGTCACTGAACCGGTCTGGGTCGCACACCACAGTTACAGACGTTTCAGCACGGACACACAGACACAACTACACGACATGAGGGAGATCAGATTCCCACACGTGAGGATGAACAGTTGGCTCACAGGTGAACAGGCCATAGTGTTGGCCGCACAACTGGGTTTCACACGCATGGATCTCATAGGATTTGACGGTGGCACAGAGAGCATGTACCGTGAACCACAGGGCACCGAACAACCATCCATCACTAGATACCTCGACACATTTAAAAAAATACTAGAATACTATCCCAAGATACGAATAAATATCAGCGTGGACAACCGCAAGGCCCACTGACATCAGATAATTTCTGGTTATTTGGTAGAGATATGATTCTACAAGCAAAGAACGTTCCTTGCTAGTACGGACAATCGCGAGACCCGGAACACAAAAACACAATTCGTAGCGTTGAACAAAAACAATAACAACTAACAGGAGAAAGCAAATGGCTTTATCAAACGCAGGAACATCAGTATCGAATTCATTCGTTACTATGTTTTCAGATGATGTAAAACAAGCATACCAACAGTCATCATCTAACTTGGTTGGTGCCGTTAGGGTTGTGAGAAACGTTGTAGGTTCAACTTACAAGTTCCACAAACTATCTAAAGGTGGATCAATCAAAAACAAAAACAGATACGAAGATATCACAGCAATGTCTGATACTTCAAAATCTAACAGTGGAACATACGTAGGTGGAACAGCACAGAACTCAATCGTGACTACTACACTTAACAACTTCCACTCTGGTGAGTACGTGGATGACATGGATCAATTCAAGACTAATATTGATTTAAGATCTACTTTCGCATCAGCAATCGCTTCTGCCCTAGGCAGAGCAGTTGACCAAGAGATCATCGACGCTCTTGACGCAGGTAGTCCAACTACAACTGTGTCAGCGAGTTCAGGATTAACTAAAGAGAAATTTTTAGAGATCCACGAAGCGATGAACGCTCTTGACGTACCAACTGAAGGTAGAGCAGTGATCATCTCTCCACAAGCGTTAACTGACCTATTAACGGACAGCAACCTTGTGACAGCGGCTGACGGCCTTGTGTCAAACACGGCTTTAGCATCTGGATACATTCCAAATGTGTTCGGTTTTAACGTGATCATGTCAACTCTTTTAACTAAAAATTCAGTTCAAAGAGATTGTTACGCGATACACAGAGACAGTGTAGGTTTAGCACTAGCGGCCGACATCAACACTAGGATCGACTACGTTCCTGCCAAAGCATCGCACCTAATTTTAGGTACTATGTCAGGTGGATCAACTGTGATCGACGCAGACGGTGTTGTAAAAGTGGAGGTTACAGAGTAATATCTGTTACCCCTCAAAGGCACACACACGGCAGGCCCTTCGGGGCCTGTCTTCTTTTATATCCACTAAATAACATTAAAGGATCCAACACAAATGGCTGAAACGCAAGTATCAATATCAAATCAATCACTGACCAAATGTGGTGCTGGCACCATATCAAGTTTTACGGATGGCACCAACGAGGCCAACGTCTGTTCAACCATGTACCAAACAGTCAAGAAAGGACTGTTGTACTACACGTTCTGGAACTTCGGCATGGAAAAGGCCGCACTGAACAGATTGAATGAAACACCAACTGACAAGAAATACCTATACGCACACAGCCTACCAGGTGACATCATCAGGATTAAGGGTTTCTTTGACACGGAGGGACTGTACCAGGAAGACTACAGCGTGGAGGGACAGAAAGTGTTCTCCAATCAACAAACCCTTTTCATAGAATACGTACAGAACATGGACGAGGACAACATGCCCCCGTTCTTCATAGAAGCACTGGTTGCCAAACTGGCACTGGAGATCAACGAGGCCATCACGGGAATAGGATCACTGACCACTAGGCTGGCCAATGACTACGAATCAAAACTGCGAGCGGCCAGGATAGCGGACGGTCAGGAGAACCCACCAACCAACATCATACCAGTGGGTAGATACGTTGAAGCACATCTAGGTAATGCTAGTGTCACCACAGGAAGATTGAGACACAGCAGGACTTAATGGATGACGATAAGACGTGTAACGCAGACAAACTTCACACAGGGACAGGTAGGACCATACCTATTTGGTAGGGGTGACACACCAATCTACAGGGCAGGACTAGAGACCTGCGAGAACTGGCTGATACTGCCGCAGGGTGGATTACAGAAACGCAAGGGTTTCCAGTTCATTTCAGCGGATCCAGACAACACCACCACACCAGATGGTAGCACACCACTGACCACCACAGGCTTCCACGCACAGTCAAGACTGATACCTTTCAAGTTCTCTGACGGGCAGGAGTACGTGATGATATTTGAACCAGCGGATTCTGGACTGGGAACCACTGCCAAGATACACATCTACTACAACGACAGCAGGATCAAGGTGCTGACCAACGGGGTGGATGGCAACGTTTTCCCAATCACTACCAGCAACATCTCACTGATCAGATACGCACAGGCCTTTGACTACATGATCCTGGTACACCCAGACATCAGGCCCATGGAACTGATCAGGGGTGCCACCAACACGGACTGGACCTGTACCTACATAGATTTTGATCACGTGCCACAGGCCAACTTCAACTTCGATGCCACCCTGACACCAGCGTCAACAACAGGCAACAACGTGAACTTCACACTGGCCGGAGGCACATACCGTTGGGTGGATGCCGCTTATCCAGACGGGCACAGGGGAATGAAATTATTGATCAATGGTGGAATGGCCGAAGTGAAAACAATTACATCACCAACCGTGGCAGTGTGCGAAGTGATCTACGATCTAGTGGACACGGAGACCGCGGAGGGACACGAATGGGAGATAGATGCTTTCTCAAACCTTTCAACATCATTGGGTGGAGGCTGGCCTAGGTCAGTGACGTTCCACCAGAACAGATTGATATTTGGTGGTAGCAGGGACAAACCACAGACTATATTTGGATCACAGTCAGCGGACTTCTTCAACTTCGACAACTACACCAGGGTCGTGGATGGATCAGGCAACGTCACTGGAGAGATCACGGATGACGCGGGCATCCAGTTCACCATAGCGTCAGACCAACTCAACATAATCAGGCACTTGGTGTCACAGCAATCACTGTTCGTTTACACATCGGATGGAGAGTTTGACATGTCAGGTGAGCCTGTCACACCTTCCAACGTGCTTGTGAGACAACAGACCAGGTACGGTGTGGATGGCAACATCATGACACCCGTGGTGGTTGACAACGAGGTGCTGTTCGTGGCCAAGGGTGGTAAGCAGTTACGTGCTTTCGTTTACAACTTCAACACTGACGCGTACTCGGCCAAGAACTACTCACTGGTACACCATGACATCTTACAGGATGCCACCAAACTGGCCTACCTGACCAACTACAACAACACCAACACCAACTACGTTTTCGTCATCAACGGTGACGGTGATCTTTGTGTGCTGGGTGTCAACACAGAATTCTCGGTTGTGGGATGGATGAAATGGAACACAAATGGTAATTTCAAGGACCTGACCATAGTAGATGACAACCTATACGCACTCACACAGAGATACGACAACGACGGATCAACACTGAACACTGGAGTTTTCCTAGAAAAACTGACCACGGAAGAGATATACCTAGACAGTTTCCACAGCACGGAAGCAAGTGGACAGAGTTTCACGGGGGCACAGGGACTGGAAGGACAGACGGTGAACGTGGTAGCGGACGGACTGATACACCCAGACGTCACTGTTGATGCGGCTGGTAATTTTACTTTGACACGTACCAGCAGTAGCACACAGGTGGGATTCAACTACACAGCCACTGGCAAGACACTGCCACTGACACTGAACATAGGTGGCACCACCAGTCTAGGGGAGAAAGTCAGGAAGGTTTTCGCTGAACTACAATTTTACGACACAAAAGCATTCAAGGTGGACAGCATCACCGTGCCTTTCAGGAACTTTGGTAGCACACTGCTCAACCAGGGCATCACAGGTTACACGGGACAGAAACGTGTGAGGTTAAGCGGATACACGACAACACCACAGGTCACGTTCACGAATGACGCACCACTGCCGTCAACCCTTTTAAGTATCACTAGTGAAGTCAAATTATCAACAGGAAGACTACAAGAAGAAGGTTAGGCAACCAGTCAGACACGATCTAAACTTTGAACACTACGAATACGTTATCAACAACTGTAGGAAGGTGGATGAATACGAGATCATGCTGATGGGCTACACCAAACCAAGACTTATCCGCAAGTTCGATGACCTCGAGGGGGGTGTCACGGGCACTTACCATGGAACACCTTTCCTGGCCGCGGGCACACACGTGCTGGCCAAGGAGTGTTGGTACTGGTTCATAGGCACACCGCTGGCCAATGATTTCTTCGTCAGGATATCAAAGGAGGCAGAGAGATTGATACGCGACAGCATGGAAAAACACCCAGACAAACGACATCTAGTACAGGTCTGGTCCAAGCACACACAGAGTGTGGCATGGCTAAATATGTTAAAATTTAAAAGGATTTCCAGTTACTACCAAGGTAGCGAGGAGATTTTCATAGTAGAGAGGAAAAGAAATTAACCTTATGTGTGCTCCAAAGAATGATCTAGCAAAATTAGCCATAATCGGTGCCGCGGCTTATGCCACTGGTGGTATATCACTGGGATCCACAGCGGCAACCACTGCCAGGGAAGCGGCCATCATAGCCAATTCTGGTGCTACAGCCACAGCATCAACAACATCAGTTTTAACCACTTTATTGAACACTGCCAGGACTGCGTTGCCCATCATAGGTGCGGCTGGTAATGTGTACAGTGGTTACCTACAATCACAGATCTTGAAACAACAGGCAGGGGCAATTGGATACGAGATAGCGGCAGAAACAGATGCTTTTGCTATGAGGAAAGCAATCAAACGTAGGGAAATGATCAAAGCCATAGGCAAGCAAAATGCTTTGTATGGCATCACAGGAACCACGCTAGAAGGATCACCAGCGGATGTGTTATCTTTGACAGCGGCAAACTATCAGCAAGACATATTCACAGACGCTTGGAACACTTCAGGCAAGATACTAGGCAAAAAACAACAAGCAGATATTCTAAATCAAGAGGCAAACGCGGCAGTGGTCAGTGGATATGTTAAAGCGGGCACTTACCTGGGCACAAGGGGATTTGAAGATCTAATTACAAAAACAGTTACAACACCAAAAACAGTCAACACTAGGAAAAGTGTGTTAGACACTGGTGTACAAGTAGGAGACATGTAATGGCAAAAGGAATCAACATACCACAGTACGCTGGTGGCAACAACGTGCCTCAAGCCACATACAACGCACCCAAGGTTGGTGGACAGACCGCAGTCAACATAGTTGACGCTGTGACTGAAAAAATACAAAAAGTCGACCTAGAGCAAGCCGCTGTGCGTGCCAAGGCCAAGGGTCAACGAGCACAAACAGACAACAAGAATTACGTGGGCATGCCCAACGCTTTCAGTGTTACCGCACAGGCATTCAACGAGGGTGCCAATAGTGCGTTCATAATCAACAAGAGCAACGAAGCCGAGGGTGAGATAGATCAACTGTATGACCAACACAAACTGGACCCAGAAAAATTCCAGACACGTAGCGAGGAGTACAGGAACAAATGGTTAGGCACACTGCCTGAACAACTACAAGGAGATCTCAACAACGCTTTCACCAAAGTGGTCAATCAGCGACAACTACAGATACAGGCCAATGTGCGACAGGACACGTTCAGCAATGCTCTCAACACGCACATGGAAAACAGCGACAAGATTATTACCAACATAAGCACCAGTGTAAAAAATCAAGGATACACAGATTCGCTACAGGATTATTTTGCCGGACTCAATGCGATGTATGTCAACATGGCAGAAAAGTTCAACCTCACAGGTGATGCCATGAGGAAGATAAAAGCAGGTCACAGGCAAAACATAATAGAAGCATTCATATACGCTGATTTCCAAAAAGTCAAGAATGATCCAGAAAAAATAAAAGCATTAAAAGAACAGATACAAAACGGAACATACACACTGGATGGCAATCCACTTGGTGGTGATGAGGAAGGTTTTGATTTCAGCATGGTGATCCCAGGTGGTGACGTGTTGAAAAACGTTGACGAGATCACAGCGTACTCGGCACAGTTAGATAAACTGGAAGAGGACGAGCGTAAGATATTTGCCAACAACAGGAGCATGGTCACTGACAAGATGAAAAATCTAGGACAGCGTGTGTCAAACGGTGAGGAAGGCATAGTGGTAGAAGACGGTACCATAAAATACAATCCACCACCTTTCCCAGAAAACGAATACAGGGAAAACTTTTTCACTGAACAAGAGATCAACGAGGCAAAGATTGATTATGCCAGCAAGATAGAAGTTGGACTGTACAGGACGCAGGCCATCACCAGCAGTCTCACAAAGATATCGCAGATCAAATCCGACCTACAATCAAAGATCAACGAACTAGATCCATCAGACAACGTTGATTCAAGGATGATCAAGACATACGTTGACGCACTAGAGGCAGTGGAACAGGAAGAAACTGCCAAGATAGAAGCATTCAAACCTGGCAACAATGCCACTGACTATTTCATCAAGAAGTTTGGCAAAGAGGTTGATCTATCAAACGGTGAGGAAAGTCTCAAATTCATGAGCATGATATCACAGAACACCGGTGTGCCAGTCAGCAACATCGCGGTTTCAAAGACACAGGCCAACATAGAAATGACCGCACTTGACAACAACATATTCAATGGCACGGATGACAGTTTCAAGAACACGGCACTGAATCTATACAGCAGGCAAGGCAAGTTGATGTCATCGTACGTCAGCACGTCACTGTCAAACCAGAAAGGCAACATCGATGGTTACAGCAAGATGACCTTGGTTGAACTAGCGGTCAGGGACGAGGACACCGCTGACTACAAGGTCCTATACAATGCCATAAAGGGTTTCCCAGAAAACAAGAACGTGGTTAAACAACGTACTGACATAACAAGCGACGATGTGACCAAAAAGATCAACACAATAATCTCCAGCAGATATGGTAAAGGCATAGACCAAGACACCGACCTAGGCAAGGCCATGGTTGACACCATCAACAAGATAATGTATCAAAGTTTGTCAAACACCGACAACAACCTAGCAGACGCTGAAGCAGTGGTAAACAATTTCATATCAAACAACTTCGTACAGATACAACACAACGTGGGAGACGGATACACTTGGATGAGCAAAAACGTTGCGGACGGATTCTACATAGATCCCAAGACCAACAACGCTGTTAGTAGGCACACAACCATAACAAAGATCATCAACAACATCAGGAGCAGACCACACGCTTATGGTATAAAATTAAGTGATGGTACCAACTACGATGAGTT